AAATACAAGTATGATAACAATTTCACCAACCGCAGTAGAAAAACTAAAAGACATCCTAGCCGAGGAAAACAATCCTGCACTTAAACTCAGAGTTTTTGTACAGGGAGGCGGATGTTCGGGTATGCAATACGGCTTTACACTTGATGAAGACCAAAACGAAGATGATTGGGATTTAGAAATTGGTGGTGTAAAGATTCTAGTAGACAGCATGAGCCACGGTTATTTGCAAGGTGCAGAACTAGACTACAGAGATGATGTAATGGGTGCTAGCTTTAGCATTAAAAATCCCAATGCACAAACAACCTGTGGTTGCGGTAGCAGTTTTAGCCCCTATTAAACTACCCAGTTAATTCTCCCAAAACCCCAGCACGATCCAAATACGATAAATAACGTATATAAGGATTCTTGCTATGACATTTTGGAATGTTAACGAAATTTTAGATATCAATGAAGGCACATCGCCAAATTCAGGAAATGGCGATACGATTCGTGATGCGTTTTTAAAAGTCGACAATAATTTTAGTAATATTTCGGTCTTTTTAGCGCAACCAACTGTAGAGTTTTTAAATGCCAACATTGAATACAACATCAATGCCAATTCTGGCAATGTAAATACCTTAACTGTAAGTACAGTCGCTAATACATTTACTGTTACTGGCAATATCAATATGACCGGTAACGTTGTTCCTAGCGTAGCTAACTACTATGATCTAGGTAGCGCGGCACGCCCATTTAAAACTTTATACGTAGCAACAACAGTTTCTACTACCCAAGTACAAACAAGTAGTGATGCCGGTCTACTAGTTATTCACGCTAATGCTAATCCAGGCGACGTCAAAGACGTAGGTATCTTAGGTAATATCAGCAGTAACTATACATCAAATGCTTACGCTTTCTTTGGGCATCAATTTACAACTAACAACTTTGTTTATAAAATTACTCCGAACAATGCGGCCACTGTGGGTAACAGCGTTGTTTATGATGGTGTATATGGTAACGTACAATTTGGTAGTGCCTTTTTAAGTAATAGCAGTAGTGGCAATGGTAACACATTAATTTCTGCTGGTAGCGTCAGAATCGATGGCAATATCTACACAGGTAATATATTTGGCTACGGTGGTTCCTTCTTAACCACAACCAGTGCAGGCATTGGACAATTATATAACACAGCCGGTAACGTGTTTACAGCACCATTGGCCATATCAGATTCTACACAAAGTACCAGCACATTAACTGGTGCGTTACGTGTAGCGGGCGGTGCAGGTATTGTTAAGAATTTATATGTAGGCGGTGATGAATATGTTGCTGGTAATTTAGCAGTAACCGGTAATGCTACATTTGGACAGATTAACAACTTAACAGTTAATGGCTCATTGAGCATGAGCGGTGCGGGTAGTATTACGGCTACCACTGTTGGTGTTAACACCGTTACAGCAACAACTATCAGCACATCAACGTTAACAGGTTTGTCAACCTTGGGGGTTGGCGGTACTATTACAACTAACATATTAAATGCCGCAACCATTGGTAATCTGGGTGCTACGTTAACTGGTACTATATCAACTGCCGCGCAAACTAACATTACATCAGTTGGTACACTAACTAGTTTAGCAGTTACAGGCAACATAACTGCCGCAAACATTGTAGCCACACAATATGGTAACAGCGTTGGTACTACCGCTACATATTCTGGCAACATAACTGCCGCTAATATTAATGCTGTACATTATGGTAACAGCGTTGGTACTACTGCTACATATTCTGGCAACGTAACTGCTAGTTACATTTTGGCCAACGGTGGTGCGTTAACTGGATTGGCCAATAACAGCACTATTATAACCATTAACGCTAACGTAACCGGTACAAATGCCGCAATCATAACTGCAAATACAGGCATGAAGAGTTATGTTGATGCTGTAAACACAGCATGGCAAGCTAATGCCGCAACACAAGATACGGCAATTGTTAGTTTAAGAACTAATGCTAATGCTAATACGGCCGCTTACTTAACAACTTATTCAGGTAACATTGCCGCAGGCAATGTAACTACAACAGGCAACGTAACCGGAAATTATATTTTAGGTAATGGTAGCTTATTAACTGGTATACCAGCGTCTTACGGTAACACACAAGCAGCCGCTTACTTAACTATATACTCAGGAAATTTAGGTGGCACGTTAACCACAGCCGCACAAACTAACATCACCAGTGTTGGTACACTAACTGGACTAACACTATCAGGAGGCATCAATACTACAGGAAATACTACTGCTAACATTGGTAGCCCAAGCAACTGGTTTGGCAATGTACATGCCGTTACATTCCGTGGTACTTCTGTAACAGCACAATACGCTGACTTAGCAGAAATGTATTTGGCAGATAATGCCTACGGACCAGGTACTGTAGTTATGTTTGGCGGAGAGCAAGAAGTTACTGCCGCAGAAGCACATACTACTGCGGTTGCAGGCATTGTTAGTACCAACCCTGCTTATGTAATGAACAACACTCTTAAAGGTACACATGTTGTTGCTGTAGCCTTAACTGGTCGTGTTCCTTGTTTAGTTGTTGGTACTGTATGTAAAGGTGATTTAATGGTTGCTGGACCTGGGGGTACTGCAATGAGTATTAGTAATTCTCAATGGTCAGATGGCGGGGCACCTGTTGGAGTTGTAGTTGGTAAAGCAATTCAAGACTTTAACGGATCGGACGGTGTAATAGAAGTTGCTGTAGGAAGATATTAATTTACCATGGCACAGTCAAAACTTAGCTGGGTAACGCCCACAGGTTCTTTTGCAAGCATAGTTGTTGGTAGCCCAATTACCGTAGCATTAATTGCGGCCAATGCGGCAAACAATGGTGCTACTCTTACCTACAGTTTAATCAATGGCACATTGCCTCCTGGTATGACTTTAAATAGTAACGGCACCATTACGGGTACTCCGGGTTACGAGTCTGTAACAGATAACTATTTTACCTCAAAAGACTACAGCTTTATTGCGCGAGTAGCTAGCAGTGATGGCTCTGTATTAGACGGCTCATTTATTATTTTATTAACCAACATTGTCAATGGAGACTTTACCTGGGTTACTCCGGCTGGCAATCTTGGTACAGTACCCGATGGTGCATTTTATAGTCTACAGCTACAAGTAATTGAAAGTCACGGTAATCCCGTAACCTTTACTCGTATTGCCGGTGAGCTTCCCCCGGGTATGCAAATTCTAAGCACAGGTTATATACAAGGTGTCCCAACCTTACTAAATCCTATTGCTGTCAATGAATCTCAGGCCTTTAGATTTAGTGTACGTGCTAGAAACAGCCTTGGTCATATCAATGATAGATCATTTATCTTAACTGTTACTAATATCTATGGCCCTATTGTAGAGCCAACTACAAGTTTCTTAGGTTCTTTCTTTGACGGAACTTATTATCGACAGCAACTAAGTGTTATTGAATTAAATCCCAATGTTCAAATTACCTGGGCAGTTAGTCAAGGACAATTACCGCCCGGCGTTGTATTAGATCAAACTGGTTTACTAAGTGGTTACATTCAACCAATTGAATTAGTGGGTGTTTGGGGTCCAGCCAACTATGATGGGCAAAGCGTCGACGTAGGCAGTGGTGTAGTAACAGAAAGAGCAGAATACGATTACGCACCTTACGATTTTAATCAACTTAACCAAAGTTTAAGTTACACATTTACTATTCAGGCCTACGACGGTGCCAACTATGATTTACAAGATTATGTTATAAATGTAGTTAGTCGTACTAGTTGGACTGCAGACAATAATACCAAAGGCGGCGCAAATAATACCTACTTAACCATCGATGCTTTAAATGTTTATAATCCTGTGATTTTAAACACTGGTAGAACTTTGCCTATTGCACGTCAAGGTAGCTATTATGCATTTAAGTTTGATGGATATGATTTCCAAGGCGATGAATTAACTTATACTATAGCAAATACTACCGGAACATTTGATGCTTTTGTTGCCAACCTTGATGAAGGTTTTGACTGGGCACCATTTGACAGTTTTGATGATACTGCCGAAGGTAACAACAATTTACCTGGCCTTATACTTGATGCAAAAACTGGTTGGTTATACGGTAAGTTAACACCACAATCAACTAATTTTGAAGAATACATTTTTGGTATACAAGTTTACAAAACTAGAGATAGCATTAAGTACACTAGTGCTACAATTTTCTTTACTCTTCCTGTCATTGGAGATGTAAACAATTTAATTGAATGGATTACTCCAGCTGATCTAGGATCAATCAATAATGGTGCGGTTAGCGAATTAAATATTCAGGCACGTAGTCTAGCTGGTCGAACTGATCTGATCTACAGTTTATATGATCGTGCCAATGTACCTATTCGTTTGCCGCAAGGACTCCAATTATTAGAGTCAGGGAATATTACCGGACGTGTTACATTTGAAGCATTAGCCATTGATGACTTTAATACTACATTTGATGGAGATAGGTTAACACTCGACAGAGAGTACAATTTTACTGTCAAAGTTGAAACCAGCGACGGTTCTGCTAGTGCTATCCAGCAGTTTACATTAAAATTAAATGTCATTGATAATACTCCGTACGAGAGTTTGTATCTTACTGCATTGCCTGCACATGATCAAAGACAAATTTATTATAGTGTAATTGACGACCAAGAAATTTTTGATACCAATCCCGGCACCACTTTGATTTATCGTGCCGACGATCCTTGGTTTGGTATTAATCGAAATTTGAGTATGATGTTCTTGCCTGGGTTAACACCAAGCCAGTTAACTGAATACGAAACAGCTATTAGTCAAAATCACTGGACTAAAACATATAACTTTGGTGATATAAAAACTGCGGTAGTATTAGATGACTTTTATAATGTCAAATACGAAGTTGTTTATATCGAAATGTTAGACCCAGGATTAAATTCTGCAGGCAAAGGTCCAGGACTAACATTGGATTTAACCAATACCATTGCCAATCCTTACATTGATGCGGCAGGTAATGAATATAAGATCCTGTATCCAAATAACAGCAATAATATGATGACTCGGTTAGAGGATGGTATTGGCTATGCTGACCAAAGCAGTTTACCAGACTGGATGACCAGCAATCAACCGGACCCAACTAACGTTAATAAATTTAGAGCACCATTGGGTTATACCAAGGCTGTAGTAGTTGCGTATACCAAACCTGGTGCTAGTAAGTTAATTGCTTACAGATTAAAAAATTCTGGCATTAATTTTAATAACATACAGTTTACGGTAGATCGTTACAACGTTGACAACTACTACAGTACCTACTACGATACTATTTCAAATCAATATCTACTTGGTAGAGAAACTACGTTTGATGTGTTACCAAATAAAAATATTGGTACCTTAGTAGCCACAGTAAATTATGGTGTATATAAAACTTTTGCCGAAATCAATGGGCGTCCAACTAGTTACATTAACTCCAAGGGCGGAATTGATGGCGACACACATTACAGAGATGGCGATACATTGATTTTTATCAAGCAAGAGCATTTTAACGATCCGGGACCATACGATGGTTGGATATATTATAAAGATGCTTATATCGGCGATAATATTCTTACTACACAGAAAGAAGGTTACGGATCTGGATCATTTGACACATACTCTGTTGTACCAGGATACTTAGAAAAAATTCAACAGTCAGTAATTAACAGTATATTTACAGCTAATGCGGTTTTAGTTGACGGGCAAGTTAATACCATTACTGTAAGTAGTACAGCTAATATTACCTCTGGGATGGATTTAACATTTAATCTTATTCCGCCTATTAGTACAGCAACACCAACAGAAACACTAGGTGGTTTGTTTGTGGGCAATACCTATGCTGTATCTACGATAGTAGACAGCAACACTCTTACAGTTGCATCATCTGACAGGAATAGTGCATTGTACAATGCCAGCGGAACAACTATTACTGGTTACAGTTATAGCAACCAGCGTGGCGGTGTATGGAGAATTAATATCGTTGATGATGTAGTAGTTTTAAGTCCATTACTAGAAGTACAAGTAGGACAGAGAATTAGAATATCAAATGGTATGACCTATGGCGGAGGTGCGATTGTAAGTTATGTACTTGATTTGGGCCCAAATCAAACAGTACCATACTATATTGTTTACAAATTGGCACCAGAAATGGATCGCAAGAAAACCACATTTAATGCGGGCACTACTAGATTCTTTAACTACAGAGATCAGTATTACACCCCGGGAAGTCATGATAAATTTGTGAAGTTTCCTCAGTACGGAGTATTTCAATAAATAGTATTATGAAAACAATAGCTTTCGTATACAAATGGGTACATTTGCCTACCAAAAAGTGGTATATCGGTTCTCGAACAAAGAAAGGGTGCAATACAAATGATGGATATATTTGCTCCAGTAAGATAGTTAAACCTTTGATATTAAAATCCCAATCCGAGTGGGTCAGAGAAATTATTGCAGTTGGAACCCCGGAAGAAATGCTACAGCTCGAGCATAAATTATTGGTAGAACAAGATGCAAAAAATAATAATTTAAGTTTTAATATGCATAATGGAGATGGAAAATTTAGTAACAGTGGAATATGTCATTCTCCAGAAACCCGATCAAAAATTAGTGCTAGTAACAAGGGCAAGCCTCGTTTGCATAGTGCAGAAGTTGAAGAAAAACGAATAGCAAAGGTGAGAGAAGTATTGCTCGGAAAACCACAATCGGCTGATCATATTATGAAAAGATCTCGTGCTATGACTGGAAAAATACAGACTCCTGAGCATATCAATAAGAGGGCTGATGCCATACGAGCATATCATAAAAACAAATTGAAAGATTCAGGAGTATTCTCATAAATGTCTTCAAACATTAACACAACCAACATTGACGTAACTTATCCGATTGCGGGTCAAGACAACGATACACAGGGTTTTAGAGACAATTTTAGAAATATCAAAAATAATCTAAATAC